TACAGCCTTATCTAAGAAGATAAAGAAGTGTAGGTTACCGCGCTGTGTATCCCCCCAGTGATTAGGGCTGGTAGTAATGAGACGGACCTTCTGCCACTGATTAGTGCCCATACCCCACGTAGTAAGAGAGCGGCCTGTAGCACTAGATGGTTTAAGAAAATCACTATCTGTATCTAATTTTAGCACACCATTAACCATACTGAAGCGAGCTACGTTTATAGTTTTTCCAGTAGGCATCAGGGTCTTATACGTGAAGGTGTAGAACTGGCCCCCCTCCGTCTCGATGTCTACCTGGAAGCCGATATCAACGCTACTACGTCTATTAAACTGATTAACAAACAGTAGATACTCAGCATTAGGTGCCTTATTGGCAAATGCTATATTCTCAACGGGGGTATTAGTTAGAGAAGAAGAACTGGCGTTAGCATCTACATCGAGCTCACCGCCACAGGCCCTCTTACCTCCATAGTATATTATATTGCCGTTAAACTGAAGATGAAGGTCTAAGTCATCAGTATTATACCACATCAATCGGCAGCACAGGGCCCCATCTACCTTACCGCCAGCAGCCTTGACACGCTGACGACTACTATCAGCTAACTGATTATTATAGCTCCAGCCCATACCATTAGGCCACTGGAAGAAGCTAGGGGTATCCGTATCTACAGGGGCCGTCATAGTAACTAAATTATTTATCAGCTTATCTTCAAATAGGATCTCCATAGATGTGATATTGGGCACTACGCTGCTAAGGAACTCGCTGAAGCTGATATTCTGCGGAGTCGTAGGCGGGCGGGAGACTACAAGCATATCGTTGAAAAAGTCGGTCTCGATGGTCGTTGGTAGTCTATCAACATATAACCACTGGTCAATAGGGACATCATCGATAGTAGCCTGACGACGTTCTAGACTAGATTGACTGAAGCCCATAGCGAGAAAGTCAGCCCGGGCTCTAGCCTTCATACTCTCAGTAACGATGGCAGTAGGACGACGATAGTTCTCGGGGGCCACCTTACTCTCATAAGATGTAACAGCCTTATCTAGATCGCGTCCCTCACTAATATCAGTTAGCAGAGTACCGATGACTGTATTGCGGATATGGCTAAATTTAGCAGACATCGCCCAGCAGAAGGTTTTATACTGCTCCTCAGTAAAATTAGGATTACGTAGCTCTTGTAGGGCTAGAAACTTAGTTAACAGGGGCTTAAACTCAGTACCGCGATAGAGAGTGCCTTGATCGATGAGTTCGAGGACAGTATTCACTGAGTCAATAGAGATCTCTTCTAGATCTCGCTTGAGGCCCGCCGCCTTATTACGGGCATCACTCTGACTACCATTTACATCACTGGAGGCATAGATCGTAGGAAACTTATAGTATAGATGATGCCACTTAATAGTGGTACCGTCCTCTAGACGCTGCAAGTCACTTGCGTGCCCTACGGTCAATTCACTACGACTTAATAAGAACGTGTCCCGAATGCTGGCTCCTGTCACTAGAGCATTGAGCTTATCGACTACTGCCTGTAAGTAACCTGGGGCAGTTATATTCCATATACTAATGAGATTATAATTCTCATCTGGTTTAACGAGGCCCCCCGCCTTCTTAATGAATTGTCGACAGGCCATACAGTTATGCGCCTGTCGCTCGTGTGAGGGGAATGCATCGAGGTAGGTCTGCCAGAGCACATCTCCTGGTACGTCGACAACAAATAAGGGTTGCTTATCCTCACACATATCGTCTAACTGCTTAATACATGCAGCCTGGATATCACGGAAATCAATTGTAGTAATCATAAAAATACGGGGCCCACCCCCGTTGTTATAGTTTCCACTGTTCTCCTTTGAAATATTTTGATGCACAAATAGGAAAGTTAGCTGTGATTATCTCTAGAGCTACATTTAAGCATTGTTCATCACTATACAAAGGTTTTTCTTCTTTAATTGAATTAATTAAAAATTCAATTATGGTAATCTCTTCCATAGCTATCTCCTGCGTATTTGTGGTAGAGAAGCCCCTCCATTTGAGGGGGCCCCGCCTGATAAATATTTTACACCAGAATTAAAAACCTGTGCTATAATAGTAGAAGGAATGGCTAAGGTTCCTTAAACTGCCGATAGGCGGTACCGATGACCTCCTATTTACCGCCCTCTCATTTGCCTTAATCAGTTGATTGATGTAGGCATCAGAGAGGGGCTGGTATCTATAAACTAAAAGACACAGTGAGCCGTGAAGTGCAACATTTAACCTAAACAAAGTTGAGTATCGCTACTCAAACCTTGAAAAAGTACGGCATCATCTCGAAAGATAACGGCTGTTGCCTGCAAAGCACGAAACATAATATTTCGTGCGCCGTGCCAATCTCGTGGCGCTTGATATCCACAATGAGGACACTTAAAGACCTTGGAACCACCCAGTTTTTCGTGAATATGCCCGCACTCGGGACAGGTTTTGGATGTATAGGACTCGTTGCAACGAATCACTAAAACACCATGCCTATCTGCTGTTTGGTGTAAGTGTTGAGCGAATCGGTAGTGACTCCATGTTAGGAGATTCCGTGCCGATTTCTTGTTGAGCTTCCGGGTGGATTTTGAGACCATTTGGCCCGTCTCAAAAGTGGGCAAAAAGATAAGCTTGTAATGCTGAACCAAAAACGACGCAGTTTTAGCGTGAAGGTCTTTGATTAAGTTTTTAATCCGACCCCGAAGCTGACTAGCGGCCCGACGCATTTTGTAACGCTGACGTTTTGATTTAGACGTGCTAATCCGAGAGCAGAGTTGGTCGAGATGCAGGCAAAGACGATGTATTGCTCCGATGTCTTTCCCGCCAACTTCTAAAACAGTTTCTCCGTCATAACCAGTTAAAAAGGTTCTTACTCCTGGGTCTAGAGCAATAACTCGATTTTCACTGGTCAACTCAATTGGTTTTAACACAGGAAAGCAGGCAAACCATTGCCGCCGAGTGTAAACCAACTGAGTGCCATAATCGCAATGAGAAGGAATTTCTTGGGGGGACGTAAAAGATAATCCTTTGGTAAGTAAAGGATACCACGTCCCCTTTTTGAAATTTCCCGCCTTGAATTTGATGACTTGCGACGTTGCTCGGCATGACTTTAAGTGAGCGGAACCCTTGTTAGCAATAGCCTGTCGATGCGCGTCACAAGCATCCGCAACGGCTTCTTGTAACTGGTGTCCGGGTAAGGTTTTAACCCATTCGGGCTTGGCTAAATCCCGAAGCTCGGCTTGCATATCATAGATATTAGGTTTGGCACCTTGGCAAAGTAAATTAATCGTTTGGTTGTAGATCCATCGATAAGCTGCCAACCATTGTTTCCAGACTTGATGCAACTCCCTAGATGGAAAGACCCTGATCTTCAAGACACTGTTGGGTTTTTCCTTCTTCGACTTGTTGCGGGGATTCTTCTTGAAGGGCTTTTTCGGTTTGCTTTTGGTATTTTCGCAATCCGTAAAGCCTAGTAGAGAAACAGTGGAGGATGGACAGAATATCTTGAACGAGTTCTTCGTGGGGAGAGAGTTTAGATTCATTGAGAACCACGAGTTTGCACTCACTCTGCTGACAAATCCACTCAATAAGTGGGAACCCAAATCGAGCGAGTCTGTCAGGGTAGGCAACGGCAAGCAAGCCGACATCTCTTTGATATATTCGCTCCAAAATAGAGAGGAACCGCTTCCGTTTAAAATTGAGTCCGCTTCCAATTTCTGTGATAATTTCAGCCCGAGGATACTTTGAGCGTAGAAATTCAGCTTGTCTTTCGAGGTCGTCTTTTTGTCCGTGGGTGGAAACCCTTGCGTAATAGACAATGGACTTACTTTCCGACTCGTACTCTTCAATGCAGTAACGGCGTTGCCCTCCGGGTGTTCGGATGCTTTTGACTTTTCCTTCAGCTTCCCACCTTCTGAGGGAGGAGACGCTGACCCCGAGGTTTTGGGCGGCCTCTTTCGGCGTGACATACTTCATTTGTGGTTAAAAGTTTGTATCTGACTATAGTGTAACACACTTAGCGACTTTTGGGGATGTTTAAGTAGAAAAAAGACTACTAGGAATGAGTCTCGCCGATGGAGAATTGCCTTGTGGCTCAGGCAATCCGTAGTGAATGCGGTAGCCGTGTTCTCCATGGTAAGACTATTCCATTCAACCGGCAAGGACGTCTCGTTAAGAACCCCACCGCGTACTTTGTAAGTATTGTTAAGTTGAGCATCGAACGCACCTTCGCTGCACTCGGTCTACAGGTGGAGGCAGTGAATGTGCTACTCGAGCTGCCCCGCGACTTCGGCATCGCTCGAGTGAGCTGGGCCCCCCGCTTCTTCGTTAACGCCCTCCGTAAACTCGGGTGGCAATACGGCTAGGCTCTTAAAGTCCTCTATATCCATAGTAACGACGCTTCGATTATTATGAGTAGTGATGAATAGACGGCACCCCTGCGCCTGAGCAGTAGCCCACTCATCTTCAGTAGGGCCTAGTGTATTACGCCGGGCCACCCGTGTCTTATGTTCTATACGCCAGGTCTCCCCATCTATAACAATAGAGCCATCCCCGTCTCCGAAGATGGCCCCACTGGCCACTGTTGCTCTTGCACCTAGATTTCGTAACACGCGCTTCTCAGTGACGCGTCCTATCTTTGATGCAGTGTTAATCTGCTGCGATGCAGCGCTAAGCCGCTTACGAGAAGGCGGAGGGGGCTTCTTATATGCAGGGTGACTCTTAATAGAGGGGCTACCCGCCAGTGGTAAATAGGCCAGCTCACCCTCTCCTATCTCAGCTCTACATTTATGACACGCTATATCCAGATTACGGCAGGCCTGCTGCCACTCTAGTGGACAGGTCATGCTACGCCGGCGTATACTAACTGTAGCGGTACGGGCGCAGTGCCTACGTTTACTAGTTCTATCTTAGCATCGACTATGTTTACGTTATTAAAGTGATAGGAGCCAGCTACTACTTTTGGTAGATTAATAATAGTGCTACCATCATTGATAAGCTTGAGATTAACAGAACCTGTCTCACACGAGATACCTACCACCTGTAGTAAGCTAATACCGATTAGATCAATCCATACTACTGCGCTGGGGCTCATGGTTAGAGTAATGGTGCGGGGCAGCGTGGTATCTGTAAATGTGTAACTAGCAAAAAGCTGTGTATACAAATTACCACGTGCACCCTTAAATTCAACTGAATATTGCATTAATTTAATCCTTTATGCGGTATCCGACGTACAATCTAGGCGCCTCATTAGCGCTAATTCGATAGAGCTGACTAACATATAACTCGTATCCGTCCTCTATCTCGTAATTAGTCCTTAGGCCACTATTAGGACTAAGGACTATACCATTTAGGTGGTGCCAATCACTATATATAGTGATTGGCACCCTGTGAGGATTTCTTATATCCACCTCCCATACCTCGCTACTCACCGATACCTCCTTTCTAATGCTTACAGTACGCCATACACCGATAGTATAACCAAATTAACCACTAGCTACAGTTCTATGCCAATTATACTATCGGTGAGTAAGGGAAGTCCCCTTACTTGTGCCGAACTCGACAATAACTTTCTAGAGGCCGCTAATCGCGCCAATCATACGGGAACACAGGCAGCCAATACTATATACGATCTATCTGACACAGTGCGGGCGTTTGCATTTATTGCCGACATGCTGGCTGATATAACCATTCTAGAGAATGAACTAGAGGAATTACGCGACGACCTATTCGGTGATGGTGAGTTACAGCAGATCATTAATAACATACAGCAGTTAGTCAATGATCTAATTGATAACCTAGCTGCTGCCGTAGGTGAGTTAACTATAATTCAGAACCTACAGACATGCTGCGATACTAACACAACTGCTATCAGTGGTTTACAGACTCAATTTACTACACTGAGTAACCAAATAACTGCTCAGATAGCCACCATCAATTCCACAATCAGTGATATAAACAACAGACTCAACCTAGAAATACCTAAGATAGTAGCATTACAGAATACTGTAGGTAGTCTACAGACACAATTAACTAGTCTATCGAGTACTAAGGCTGATATAGATAGTCCTTACCTAACGGGTAACCCCCGCACTGTATGGCCCCCTGCTACTGACAGTATAGCTAGAGTAGACTGGGTTAACCAGGCCATAGCGGCTAGCTTCAGCCAGGCGGGCCCCCCAGTAGGTTCTATAATCATGTGGGCGGGATGGAACTACCCTACTAATTGGATACCACTGGATGGGCGGGAGATCAGCAGGACGCAATACTCAGCGCTATTCTCGGTGATAGGTACTGGATACGGTAATGGTAATGGTTCTACTACCTTCAACCTCCCTAATATGCAGGCCCGCTTCCCCTTAATGATAGGTAATGGTCGGACTCAGGGATGGATGGCGGGTGAGGAGAATGTTACCCTCAACGTTAACCAGATGCCTAATCACAGTCACGCAATTCATGACCCTGGGCACAATCATATAATCAGCGACAATGGTCACAGCCATAATACGGAAACCCACAGACACCGGCACGATTTCCTAACCCATACAGAAGGTGGCGGACAAGCAACACGTCAACCTAGGAGTGGTAGCGGTGAGGACCGCGCCACAGGAACTCGTCAGACTAGTGAGGCTGATGTTAACATTCGAGTATTCTCGTCTAATGCTAACATTGGAATCAATCCCAGTGCAACCGGCATTGGTATATATGGAACTGGGGCCGACCAGGCACACAATAACATGCCGCCATTCATGGTTGTCGTATTCCTAATACGCGCGCTCTAACGACTCAGGAACTCATCTCGACCATTCTCGACTACACGTGTGATGTGCGTAAGGTCGAATAGTGGATTAACCTCAGCTATACTATTGGCCCACTCATTAGCTATCACACGATAGTTGATATGCCCCCCTACTCGAGAGCGAAGCTGGCATACATAGGCTATATGCTTATGAGAACCACCTATACAGTATCGTATATTATGGGCTAGTGGTATACGATACTGTATAGCAGGGCCGCCCAGTGTCTCGTAATATTTATCCAGCACCTCTCTATAACTCTCAGCTATAGGAAGGTGCTCTACATAGAGTGGTAGAGTATAACCAGTATCTCCCCGTAATAGCTCTACATTAGTTAGAGCAGGAAAGTACCGCCATATACTGCGATGGCGATTGAAGTCGCGGGCCGCACCCACATCCATATAGCTACTCATGTACATATGCGGGGCATTGAACTGAGTAGGTAGTCTATCGTAATGCCGCCACCTAGTCAACTCCTCCTGTAGCGTAGCTAGTAGTCTTCTATTAGTAGATAGGACTAGGGCCGGCCGATACACATCATTCTGGAGTAATAGAGCCAGGTTACCAACGATATCGCAGTATGGCTTCTGTACAATTACTAGCTTCGAGCTATAATACTCGCCATCCATATTAGCAACGAGAGATGACTGAGCCGCTCGCGCCATATTGGCTAGACTAGCACTCAGGTCATGCCGTGCCTCTGCATGACGTATGAGCCCAGGGGCACCTGCTACGTAGCCCTGGGCCTCTAGCTCAGGACAACCGCCCAGCAGTTGCTTCAGCATGTGCCCAATAGCACTGTATAACTCATCGGGCCCCGAGTTAAATTGATTAGTCAATAGGTCACTGATGAATCGACTCCACGTCTCGGCATCCGATGTGATAGCCAGACTAGTGCGGGCTCCCATAGGTAATAGATAACGCGTACAGTCCAGCGTACGGGCATCCAGCGCCTGTACCTGGCGTTTATCGCTCATATCTACGCTGTAAGCGCGGGCCAATGCCTCTCGAGTGGGCCCATAGAGTTCTTCATATGCGCTGAATAGATAGTCCATTGACTCGTCATAAGACTCATTACCAACCCTATAGTAATCCCCCATCTTCTGATAACGAGTACTGCGCTCTTGCCCTGCCCCTAGAGGCATAGTATTGAACAGATAGAACGCAAACCATAGGGGAATACCTTCAAAGCACACCGATAACGTGGCCAGGCCCTGTACACTACCGTGACCATAATTATAGAATATATTATGAAGACGTTTATCCGCATCTACTCCCTGCGCCTCATCGAGTAGATTCTCTACTGACTCAGCGCTACGAGAATATCGTGCCATAGTATAGGCTATAGTGGCCTCATACCTGTGGCCCGGGCGGGCCACAGGACAGAATACCTTAATATTGCGCTCAGTATCAGTAATACAAGCAAGCCCTAATTGATTATCATAATTATAATTCACCTACAAAGTCCTCGTGAATAAATATAAAACTAGAAGCACTTAAACACTAACTTAAGGATGTACTTAAAGGCATTAATTAATCTGAAGGATGCCGCATTAAACATGAATGTACCACAGAATGATAAGGCCTACACTATTCATCTAGCTCCGCACACTCTGGTTAAAGAGGCTCTGCCACAGGTCACTGATTTCCTATGGCAGAACACGTTTAGTCTGACTCTATTTATTATAATCTTTATTGGGCGATGGATATTCCGCAATCAGATAGAGCGCAGGTACGCTATACAGGATCTGATACGCCAGGTTACCACTATAGATAAGGATATCTATATACTTGATCTACTCAACCAGATACGGATTACAACGGCGGCCGATAGAGTCTTACTCCACCAGTTCCATAATCCTAGTCGCAGTATATCTGGTCTTAAGTTCCTCAAGATGACGTGTACTCACGAGAGTCTGGCCCCCGGGATTAGCAGTATAGCTAATCTCTATAGGCAGGTATTAATTAGCGACCATTGCTATGACCTACCTACTCTAGTGCAACACGCTAGTACCCGATCCTTCATGAAGACTGATGCTAACTCTACACTGCTTAGTTTTAAGCAGCGGGCCCACCTAGATGTTATAGGAGTGCGGCACCTATACCAGCAACTACTATTAGATGATGATAGCCCTATAGCTCTCATTAGCATCCACTTCATAGGGGAGGAGGGTACAGTTATGGATACCTCGCAGGTGAATGATATAGTTAATATAGTGACCTATAATCTACTCGTCACCTAATGGACGCTGTTGTTTCTTCTCAGCGAGCCGCTGTTGGGCCTTCAGTCCGCCCCGACGACCTATCTCTCTCATGTGCTCTCTATCCTGAGCTGTCTTCTCACCACCGCGGCGCCCCATAATAGACGCTGTATCTGAATTAAACTTAGGCATAACAATCTATTTAATGTGATTAAGTAGGTGGGTGCAATTAAGTATCAGTTGAACGTAGGTTGACAAATAGTTGTACTCCCTACTTAAGTAAACTACTATGGCTGTGGGCAGGGCATTATGTGGGCCCTGCTCAAAGATTTCTTAAATAGACTCGCGGTGTAGGTCGTTCACTTAGACCGCCCCCAGTATAGGTGGCGAGTTGTCACTTATCGCCTAGTTCTTCAGTTTCGAGATTAATAGAAGTCGGTGGATTAGTCGGTGGACTAACTAATAATTGAGTAACTGATCGTACGAGGTCTGCGATAGCCTGCCACGCGTGATAGAGGCCCAACACACAAAGAAAATCGCCGATACCCATCACCCCCGCTGCATAAACGAGACGTCCAATAATAACCGCCAGACTATAGGCTAATAACAAGCCGATAGCTACAAGCAGTGTACGGAACTGCACCTTGCTGAACTTTTCCAATAGATAATTGATGAGATTCATAGAAAAATGGGTCTGAAACCCCGCCCTTTAGCGATAACGGAGAGCGGCTTTACATAAGTTAGTGAGAAACAATTAAACCGTTAGAACGACGAATTAACTGAATCTTGCTAACAACTATCTGTCCCAATCGTTTCCAACTGGTATCGCTTACAGATAGCTGTTTTTCGGTATCTCCACTAACATAACCAATCCCTTTGGGAGAAGAAACTAAATCTCCTTTACGGAACCCATGTCTTGTGGTAGAGCCACCATATTTACGTCGTTTACCACCCTTAGAAAAAACCATCAGGTGAAGTTGACGACGACTAA